TTGCGTCAGTTTCCGCGACATCTCGCATCGTTTCACGATAGGGACCATACTCTTCAACGCCATAGTGCTTGGGTACATATATGTACTTTTCCGATTCTTTATAAACTGGATACCTTGCTACAAACCGAGGGTCAACAAATACTTTCGGAATATACGGACGAACGGTCAAGCAACCTTTAAGATGAATCAAATTCGATACTTCTGTTTTGGGAATTCTGTATCCGTGAAGAGTCAACATACCAGTAGCACACATTCTAGTTCGAAACGGAATTTCGTTTTCTAACAAAAATGTCCATATGGAACCTATCCTAATCTTGATAGTAGCGGCTGGTGGAATTTGTCTGACATATATTATTATCAACTGGCTCTCTAAGGTAGTTCGGTATTAAAACGGATTCGTATAAATCATAGCCGATAACTCATGGAGCCTATTGCAATCGGTTGTCTTGTGCTTGGTATTCTCTTGCTAGTGGGGTGTATGTATTGCTATGTAAGGTCCAGACTGGTATAATTAAAATTCAACAGGGTCAGTAGATAACAAATTAGTAGACGAGTGTGAATCATTCAAAGAAGAACTACAACATTTTTCCATGACCTCTTTCAACATCCCTTCCAGCATTCCAATTTCATTCTCGTTCAAAACTGCTCTCTTCACAACTGGAACACTCAGCGAAAGATTATACTTACCGTCTTCCTTTTCTACACGAAAAGTATATCCGTGATTTACGATTTGCATGTTCCCAGTATCTTTCAATTTAATAAGCTGCTCTTCAATATCGCATTTTTGAACAGTCGTATTATTAAAGCTTAATTTAAGCTGCTTGCCTTTTTCAAATTTAACTTTACCAAATAACTTACCCTCCTTCTCGGTTATCATTTGCTTAGTATAACATGTACATATGGGTGTAAGCGACGCGCTTCTTGAAAGAATCTACTATCTCTCATAGTTGAAAAGATACGCTCACAGCTTGCTAGTACAAAAAAATCAACGAGCGAATCTACATTCATCTCATCTTTTGATACTTGAAGTTGTTCTTTTGAAATTTGATGGTTTCCTTGAAACGTCGCATATTTTAAGGATTGCTCGCTTACAACATATGACCGCGGATAATAGCGTTTCCAAATTTCAAGCTGTTCTTTGTCATCGGATACTGCTATAATATCGTTTTTATTCATACCTCCCATGGTGGTGAATCCTAGCACGATTGATTGGATATTATTCATGCGGCGCAAGAAATTTCGTGCCCTATCGGTTCCACGGATATGTACACCCCAAGATTGGGCCAATGGTTTTTGTGACGCATGGTATCTGACTTTATTCAAAATGCGTTCGTCTACAACACGAAATACGTCTCCAAAAAATTTAGAGTCTGGGTATAGCGCTCGCGCCCCTACACAAGACTGTACAACAACATCTGCATTATACGGTTCTTTTAATAGTCCTAAATCGAGTTTATCGTCCAAGTGTTTTTGTAAAAATTCAAATGAAAGATGCTCGTGTAAATTACCCTTCCAGTAAGGAGGATGATATGTCGCATCTTCTGGGATGTCGTCTAGAGACTTCAAAACAGGCATATTAACCAGTTTGAAGTAAGTGTAAAAATCAGTAGAACCGTGGCTCCACAGAGGGTCCCTCCAGTCAACGTATATTTGTAGATTGTATTTTAATGCATACGCAACTGACATTTTTAAACTTTCAAGTCTATCTCCAAATCCTAGACATCCTTTAACCACCAGGTACTTCATTGTATTAACAAAACCTGAAAAATGGATTCTTTTTTCGCAGACAAACTCAGGACACACACAGGATGGAGCTTGACGATAATCAAAAGAATATGAACTATCGCATGCTAATAGATAACATCAACTATATTAGGGATGGACAGCGTATTACAGAAGATTGGATATCCGACCAAATCGTGTATCTAAAAATGTGTCGCGACCAGTTTTCAGACATGAGCCAAATGAATGTGGAAATAACTGACAAGAGATGGAGGGGCATGGCCGACGACTGTGAATTAATGTTATCTCAACTATTGTGGGAATACAGCGAAACCAAACATATGTCAATAGAGCTATATCTCAAATTTTGCGAGAATATCAAGCGAATGCTAGCATACTATGCGACAGATGACGATCTTACATCTTCTATTGATACGATGAGTATGTAGAGAAGAATCTACAATGCGTGTTTATATAATTTTTTACGATTTAAAAAGACTCGCATTCATTACAATAAGATGAGTGCGTCGTACGATTATAATGGGCATGTTGTTGCCCCATCCAAGCCCACAAAGGTATTGCGCACGGTGAAAAAGACCATTATGATAGATTCTGCTGACCGAGATGTGAGTAAATACTACTTAAATGGAGATTGGGTAGCATATCTACCACGTGTATATAAGAATGTAATAAGCATCCGTCTTGTAGCTGCAACCTTTCCACAACTTATAACTGACATCGCTCCTACTCCAGGTGCGTTTACCCATTCTTATAGTGTTCTTAGCTATAGCGACGATACTGGAATCGACTCAACAACATTGCCTGGATATTTTCTTATAGATATTGAGGGGTTAAATAAGGGAGATGAATGCGCAGTAGGGGCAAATAAATCCACATATCCAGACGGATATTTCGCGATCATACCCAACATAGTATCGCCAGGAGGTAACGGAACATATGGTGGGAGTGGTCCAATTGCCCCAGATGCTCTGATTCACTATAATGATAAAACATACCAAGATAATGTTAGTAGATACAACCCTCCGATTGAAAATTTAGACCGAATGCATATCCGCACTCGTCTGCATTCTCAGCAGGGGAATACTGGATTTATTTATTGGACAAATAATGGAGCATATGCAAATAGTAATACAACTGGGATATGTGATTATCAACTGACATTCGAAATCGAATATTTGGAGAATGGGTTTGATGACTTCTCTAGTTTTGAGACTCGTCTAGGCCCACGAAACTAAAAAAGGCTCTTTATATTTTTTGTGTTTTAGTTTCTACTTCTGATGTTTACGCCATACGCTCAATCAGCGAACGCAGGCGCTTCACGATATCGTCAAACTCTTCAAGAATATTAGGCACTCGCGTCTCAGTGTAGTTGGGGTCCAGATAGCGTACAAGATTGTCTAGTTCGACCCACGCCACGATTGGATTCGTGGCATTATAGCGGTGCTTCTTGACAACGCCATATCGGATATTGTCAAGTGTCTCTCCGTTCTCCACAGCCCACTCGTTCAGAGTGTTGTACTCCTTGTGGGCAATGTAGTCGTAGTAGCGACCACTGTATGGCACCACATGACGAATAACGGCATTCTTCAGCTTGGCGTACTCTACTTCGTCAACTACCGACTCGTAATCAAGTTCGCGCTTGAAGAAGAAGTAAGGGCGCTCGAAATGATGCCAGCTCACATCTGCATTACTCAGCTTCTTAAACTTCTCAGGTAACATCATCGAACCAGCAACAGCGTTCTTGCGGATGATCTGGTCGATGATAGAGGACTCCATTTTGTAGGTACTATGTCTACCCATCGGAGCCTTAAATCCGTTTTTGGATTTTTATCGCATTCGTTTACCAAGCGACACAAAGGTGTCCATGGCGAACAGAAAGAATATGCCTGTCGCAATATATAGCAACATATCCTGCCCTGAAGCAGGTTGGTATCCTGTGCGATTTTGTTCAATCATGTGAAGAATACGATTCAATTTGTCATCGTGGGGTTCGGTTTGGAATGATGGAGGCGCGTAGGGATACGACGGCGCGGTTGTGAATGCCTCTCGCACGTTCGTGTGTTCAGGGCGGTAATTCCTTTTTGCGTCTTCGTCATTTTGTACGATCGGCAATGTTCGAGATAAGTCATCAATTACCTTACGATTGTTGAAAATCGCAGCATTAGAACGATCCTGTGGAGTCTTGTAGACACGACCCTCCTTTACAGGGTCTCTTTTTTGTTCAGGCCCTGCTCGGTTCAATGGGGGCTTTGTAATAAACGGAGTACCCCAAACTTCCTCTATACTCGCCATTACTCAAAACAACATAGAAAAATATTAGAGTTCTTCTTAAACAAATAGGATGTATATCCGTCAGAGTGATATTTTCGTGGGAACAGCTTTAATCCTATATATAGTCTTCTTCGCGTTATCCCCACCTGCGTTCGTGCGGACTATTCTTTCGCACCCCATAGGTGTTGCGAGTGCATTTGGGCTCGCAACTTTCACGGCCCTCTATCATAGCAAAACGATTGGAGCCCTACTGATCGTTGCCTTGCTGGCAAGTATGACGTCGGCGACCGAGCATATGACCCAGCAAGAACAATCTCAAATCCAGACTCAAATAACCGATACGCGCGCCCAAATCGCAGCAGCGCAGGCAAGCAATGCCCCAGATAAACAACAGCGTATTGCTGCTCTGAACACACAACTTCAAAATTTACAATCTAGATTGAATGCAGGGACTCCAGCCGCCACGGCCACCACAGGCACTACTGGCACCACAGGCACCACAGGCACTACTGGCACTACTGGAACTACTGGCACTACTGGCACTACAGGGACCACAGGCACTACTGGCACTACAGGCACTACAGGCACTACAGCCGCCGCAGCCACTACAGGAACTACAGGCACTACTGGCACTACAGGAACTACTGCCACTACTGGCACTACAGCCGCCGCAGCTCCCAGTGGTCAAACTGCGGCTGGAAGTGCTCCGATCCCCCAGCCGTCAAACACAAACGTAGCGGCACCCCCTAAATCTACTCCTTCATCCAAATCTGCTCCTCCTCGCCCAGTAGCTGCTTGTAACATTGAAAACTTTGCTTCATTCTAAGTAAATGGACACAATCGATATACTGTTTGTAGTCCTATTGATTACGTTATTGATAACTAAGAAGAAATCATCCCTTCTTACATGGGGTATCTTCTTAATATTAGGATATGTCATCGTCAAATACTTCAGACCAGTTGAACGGTTAACTCAGCAGGAAAAGTCGACTCGTCTGGCCCAAATAGAAGCGGATATCTCCTACTTAAAATCGGTTGGGCTAACTGAAACATCGAATAACGATACCATGAAACGGTTAGTACAGGAACGCCGTAGTTTAAATAGCTCAGCAGTGGATAGTCCGTCTTCTCGTCTTGCCAAAGTAAATGGAGACATCGCATATCTCAAATCAGTTGGTCTAACAGAAACTTCGGATAATGAGACCATGAAGAGACTAGTTGCAGAGCGGACCGAATTGGAGAAGTCTATTGTTCCGCCCCCAAATACAACCCCTCTTCGCGATACTCCAGTGACGCCACCTGCGCCACTTCTTCCTCCAGTGCCTGCAATGAAATGTAGCATCGAAAACTTTGGAAGTATCTAAATAAGATGTTCGACGAAGCTTTGAGTTCCTTGAATACCAATCTGTTTTTCATTGGTGTGATGATGATGGTATTAAACATTGGCAGTCGGTTCATAGTTCATGAATTAAGTGACACCGACGAAGAATATGGACAGAACATTATCCTTCGGCGAATCGCAATATTCGCTGCGTGTTTTGTAGGGACTCGCGATTTAACCGTATCCCTCATTTTGACTGCTAGTTTTGTCGTTCTTTCGACTGGGCTATTTTACACAAAATCTAAGTATGCTCGAGAGGGAATGACTAATGCACAACTCGCCGAGCGAGGGGCAGTAGTGTCTATTTCAAGCATGGATTAAAGCTTGAAACTTACAACACTCTTAGGGGTTCCGTTCTTCTTAGGCGTTGTAGCAATCTTAACCTTTTTTGATTCAGCTGGCTCAGACTGGACCTGTCGTAGCAGATCGTCAATGTTTACCTGAGACGGCTTCATCTCTCGCGTTGGGGGTGGAGGGGCCACTGCGGCGACTTGAGGCTGAGGGTTTGGCTTTTGGATCTTTACGGCTCGAAGTGGCTGTTGCTGACGGACATTAGTGGCCTGAGGTGGGGGTGGGGGAACCATTGAGCTCATAAAGTTTTGAAGACCAGCTAGGGGATTAGCCTGTACAGGTGGTGGAGGAGGAGCCTGGACTGGTTGGCGCATGGTCTGAGTCTGCTGCTGCATCGCCGCCTGGGCCAGTTGGCGCGCAATATCTGGGTTTGTACGGAGAACCTCATCAATATTAGGAATCGGCGCCTTCCGAGTCATTTGATTTGTCAAATGAACCATATAAACCATCATACATGTACGAATAGGGATACGAACGAGAGGGTGCATCTTCATCTTGTCGCCGTATAGATCGTACAACTCTTCAAAATCCTCCTCCATATCCGCAACATTCATCTGGGCGGATTCAGAGAGACCATCCAGCTGGAGTCCAAATGCCTTCATAATCGCAACATTCTTAGAAGACCACTCCAATGCCGACATACCAGTAATAAACCAATCGCAAAACTGCTTGATTGTCTGGTCCATCTGCTTCTCGCGACGCATGAATTCAAGCTCCATCTTCATTTCCTCGAGTGGCGACTCTAACGTGAAACGCTTTCGCATCGGCACTCCAAGCTTCTGTAGGCGCTCGAACTTTCGCAGCAGTTCGTATTTCTCCTTCATAGTATGCTCTTCTGACATGCGACGAGATGGCGCAGGCATAAACGGTTCTGCGTTCATATTCTGGAACCCATCATTGGTCTGCATAGGACCGACTTCATTTACAGATGGAAACAGCTTAGGCGGCGGTGCGCTGTCTAGTGAAATTGATGGAAGTTCAATAGAATCTAATTCAGGAAGTTTCATATCAGGAGCCCCTGTAATGTTTGGATTCGATAGCAAGTCGGCTCCAAATAAAGCATCAGCCATTTGTTGTATCTAAACGGTTCAGTTATGAAAACTCTAACGCATTATTCCATTTGTGTGCCATTGCCTTATATGTGAAGTTTTGCATAACATATTCATACTGGATTTTTGCGAGGGCCTTTACCTTTTCTGGATGTTCTTGTAGGAATCTAATTAATTCAACCGCCTCAGCTATGTTTGTAAACTTATGACCTGGAATATGGCGAAAGTTTCCAACTGGCGTTCCAATTACTGGGATTCCAGATACAATCGCCTCAAACGCAGGAAGGGGTCCTGTTTCAGACTCCATAGACGGTACTGCGGTTACGAGTAGAATATCTACAGAATGATACCATTTTGCAACTTCTTCATACGAGAGCCAATTCGCAATATCTAATGGTATTCCAGTGGTAGTAGATATTTCTTTTGCCCAACCTACTTGCTTTGAAGCAACGTGCTCGCCTCCACACCACCCCATTCTTCGTATAATTCCGTCTCGCTCTTTATAAATAAAATCATCCTCATCAACACCATTTGGCATTAAAAATACATTCTTGATATGCGGTGGAAATAGATTGCGAACAGAATCACTCGTCATGCCGTATTGTAGTTGTGAATCATATGTTGAAGGATCATCCGAATGTTCTCCTGCGCCATGGCATACAAATATACATTTTTTTAAATCTAGCATAGGATAACTATTTTTGAAAAATCTAGAACAATGCAAATTTGTAATACATTTATCACACCAATTAAAATCGTCTATTAATGTGTGTTGTATATTCCAATCTAGATAGCGAAATTGATGCTGAGGTAGATGCTTTCCAACTCCCCTATGAACTCTTCCGAGCGACCAATATGGGTCGCTGAATACAAGTACTTTCATTATGTAGTGATACAGTGATACTTGAAAGTCTAATGTTCAAGTACCCACAATCCTTGTAGGAAACAATCTGCCAAGTCGTCCTTTTTTGGATGCTTCATCATAAATGTATTCCACTCTTTATCTTTGACAAGTTCCTGTGCGTGAATAATGCCAGTACTCTTTCTACCCTTGTATGTCTTCGTTGAGTCTTGTAATGTAATGATATTTGTCAATTTGTGAGTAGCCGATACGCCTTTACATCGGTATCCCTGGCATACAAACCACATATGTAGCATAGCTTGTACACAAAGCATGCGTTTATCAGGCTGTTGTTCGAATCCAATTAAATCTGCGTGTTCCCAAACCGATCTGCGAGATTCCATAGCCTTTGCGATAGGATCTGCCAAATCCACAACGCTAACTTGCTTTGTTGATTTGATACATCTAGTCCAAGTATTGGTTTTATAATAGTTATAAATAGCATCGACTAGATCCTTTTTAGTATCCTTCTCGATATGCATTCCGACTGCCAACTTTTTCAATTCTGGGACTGTTTTTTCATTTATAGATTTCTTTGTTGGGATCTTTCCAGTAAATGATGCGTGGGTTTTACATCCATAAATACCATTTTGAACCCAGTTCGCCGATTTTTTACACTTGAAACAAGTTGGTTTGCTAAGACCAACAGATTCAGCCATGACATCAATCACTTCCCAATGTAAGATTTTTACATTGGAACGGTTTGTTCCTTCCATGACACATACCGCAAGGTTGCGAAGCCCTACGTCAAATGAGACCAATTTCATTATACTTTATACCAAAAATGCATGAAAACTTTAGGCAGTCGCCTTTAGGAGTTCAATAAGCGTCGTCTTAGAGTCGCTCTTGCTGTAAGGGATACCCTTCTCCTTTAGAATTTCATGGAGCTGCGCCTTCGTCTTACTCTGTAGGTCATCCAAGTCGAGTGCCTCTTCAGTCGCAGTCTCCTCTGGAGGGGCAGACACATGCTCGACGGATACACGGTCATCATCTTCATCCTCCTTAACAGGTACCTCCGCCGTCTGAACTGGCTCGTCGGACGCCTCGCTCACAGGTTCAGGAGGATTTACAAGAGAAGACACAACCAGACCTAGAGACTGCAGGTTCTGGTGAAGACGCGTCTGCTGCCAGTAAAGGTATCCGACCATCGCAGATAATACAAAAATCATCGAGGCAAGTACAACAATCGTAGCATACGTGAGGTCCATTTAATTAGTTTAAGAGTATCTATTCTGTAAGTTTAAACGACTTTACACTTTCGGTTTAGGAGCGCGAGTCTTTGGGCGAGAGCGGCTTCGAGAGGGTGTGCGAGAGCGGCTTCGAGAGGGTGTGCGAGAGCGGCTTCGAGAGGGTGAGCGAGATCGTGTCTTTGACATGGTGGGCGTTCGTGAAGGCGTGCGTGTTCGGCTAGGTGGCTGTGGCCGACTGCGAGAAGGCGAATAGGATGCAGAGGGGCTTGGCGAAGATGTCTGTGAGTAGCTGGGTGTATCGGTTACAGATGGGCTTCCAGACAAGGTTTCAACTGTCAGGAATCGAGGAAGACTATCAACAGATATTTCTTTATCCTGCGGAGGGCAAATCTGTCCGCGAATATTAGCAGCCATAGCCGATGAAATAACCAACAGCAAAGTAGACACCTTCATTTTGTATATAATTCAGTCTTTCATGTGAAACCTTTTTCCGTTTTCAATACAAATGCCCACTCCAGATGCATCCGCGTTCACATCTCTTTCTCGATTACGTAGTGTTGCGAATCAAAGTCGCACCGATAAAAAAACCTATACTCATTTATATCAGCCAATGGCTACTGCATCTGGATTAACTGATTTTCTTCCATCTTTCACGAACAAGCGAACTACTGCATTCACAACCTCGTTGCAGTGGGTGCGTACAGCTCAAAATATTACCTACATTGCTAAAGATCGTATTCGCTAAAACTCCTCATCCAATCGGATTTCCATATCCTCCTGCTTCATACCAACACCTGGCTTAGAATATTCCGAAACCTTCTTCTCAAAGAAATTAGTTTTGCCTTCTAGCGAAATGAGTTCCATGAAATCAAATGGATTTTGAGAGTTATAAATCTTTCCAACACCGAGCTGTTGCGATAGGCGATCTGCGACAAACTCAATGTATGTCTTCATGTCGCGAGAGTTCATACCGATCAAAGAGCAGGGGAGCGCGGAACAGATGAATTCTGACTCAATGTCTACCGCGTCGCGAATGATTTCATGAATACGCTCTTTAGTTAGCTTGTTTTGAAGTTTGTGGTACATTGCCACTGCAAATTCCGTATGAAGCCCCTCATCTCGCGAAATCAGTTCGTTTGAGAATGTCAATCCTGGCAGAAGCCCTCGCTTCTTTACCCAGTAAATAGCACAGAAGGATCCGCTGAAGAAGATGCCCTCTACACAGGCGAACCCAATCAAACGTGTCGCGTAGTCTTCGCTAGACTCGATCCACTTTAGAGCCCACTCAGCCTTCTTTCGGATACACGGAATTTCATCAATCGCTCGAAAGTATTTATTTTGCTCGTCCTTGTCTTTGACATACTGGTCAATGAGTAGGGAATATGTCTCTGAGTGAATACCCTCAATCGCATTCTGCAATCCGTAAAACAGCCGAGCAATTGGCGACTGTACCTCTCGCTGGAAGCGTGTAGCCAAATTCTCCTGTACGATACCATCGGACCCTGCGAAGAATGCCAGCACCTGTTTAATAAAATACTGCTCGTTCTCAGTCAACTTATTCCAATCATCTTTATCCTTTGAGAATTCGATCTCCTCAACAGTCCAAAAGGACGCAACCGCCTTTTTGTATAGTTGATACAGGTCCTCTTCGTATGGCGAAATAGGGAACAGAGTGTACCGAGAGCCAAGAGTCGTGCTTGAAGTGTCAAATAGAGGCTCCATGATTGATATGCGAGAAACTAGTTAAATCGTTTCCGTTTTCTATATACAAATGTCTGCGGACCCATTTGCAAACACTACTACGGTTAAAAATATATTGCAGCACATTATATCGCCAAAGATAGTCAGTAATGGGAGTGGAGGTTATGTAACAAAAACCGATTTGGTTAATGTCCATAATTTACTATTTTCAGAGAAAGCTACCACTACAGGAACTTTACTCAATCCATTAACCGCTCAGTGTGGTACTGTAATTGTGCCTGCAAACGAATCCGATATACAATTGTACCATTCGCGAATTACAAGCTCCAGTATAATACTTGCAACGTGTATGACTGCTATGGGTACAGCGGTCGAATCTGTCGTAATTACTGGACCCACCTCGTTCGCTATCCAATTGCTTTCGTTCGCTACTTCCAACGTAAAGGTTAGCTGGTTTATTGCAGCGTTTTAAGTTTTGTCACAATCTTATGAATACTCAATACAGATACCCCAGTTGCGTCGGATACAGGCTTCATTTTAGGCTTTGCAATCAAACCCATAACATGAGCGATCACTCCAGCAACAATTGTTTTTGGAGTATGTTCAAAATCATCTTCTGATTTTGTTGCGATAATTCCTAGCAAGCTTATGACCGATTCTCGCTGTTCGTCGTTCAAGTTTAAGTTAGAACATAGTCTTTCGGCAAGGCCAATTTGTGTTTCCAATACAGTATTATCTGTTTGTTCGAACCGACTGATTGCCTTACACAGAGCACGGATATTGACATGAAACATTCCTGCTATTTCTTCGTGTGTTCTTGATGCGTTTTGATTTCGGCACGCCACAAAGACAGCGGCACCCATACAGGCTCTCCTTGTTTCGCCGCGTACCTTCTGGGCTTCCTCGAGTTGTTTGTATAAGCCACACGCTTCCATGATAATCGCTTTAGGTAGACCTGCGTATGAGCAGCCTAATTGAATCGCGTCAAATATACCCATCCACGACCGTTCGCTATTTGAGAATAAGGACCAACAAGAGAGTCTTTGAATTCCTTTCATAAACGTGTTACTAGATGTGATACCTTTATGAGAAATGACAGACCCATAGGATGATGTTGGAAACAGTTCGGACGTTGCAAATCCTGTGCGCCCAACATCCTCCCCTTTATGATCTTCGTATTGTCTCCATTCAGCCCCTTCGTCAATATACTGGTCTAAAATTCTAGCACAATCCATACATACATGTTGTCCGTCTTCTAATGATGTTTTATCGTGTTTACACTCCATGTTCCTGTGAGCCATGTGTAGTTAGTTGCGAGTCCATTTTTCAGCTAGAATAACGCAGTGTCAAATCCAGAATTGACCCATGGGTTGGTAATATGCGACGCATAGGCTCGTCGAGATATGTTTCGTATAAATGTTTAATCTTAGAACTCAGGTCATCCATGAAAAGAAACACTGCATAAATGAAAAACATTCCACTAGTGTATGTATCTACGAACGCTGCAAGCTCTCGTCTCACAGGAAATATTGGGGCTGAAGTATTAATAGTAAATACAGACCAGAAAGCAATCAGTGCCAACATTGCTATTTCAAATGCGACATCGAATATTTGAAAGACAGGCGTTTTCTTCTTCCAACCATCATCGAAGTTATCAAACATAAAATGATATACGAACGATACAAATGCTCCCAAGATAGCATAACATACTGACAACATAGCTATGTTCAAACTTAGGTTGGCTATATCCGTTCTAAATATCTTGTGATGAAACACATTTGATGCGTACACAACCATTTGTATTAATCTGTGAATTTCAAAATGAGTACGCCAGATCCTATCAATGCTATGGCAATATAGTCGTGGATATGAAGCATTTCTTTAAACATGAGTACCCCAACAAATGTAGTAGCCATCACGGACAGAGCGGACCATATTGCGTTAGTCATGGCTAGGCCTGTATAATGGTAGGTTTGGCATAACATGAACCCCACGCAACTGTAAAATAGAATACCTGCTAAGAAAAATCGTGAATCGTTCATACTCTTTTTAAAGCATGACATGGCCAGAGTTTCAAGCAGCACGATTATCAACACATAAAAGACGATTCGTGGAATATCTGATCGCGATGCCATTATCCATTATGCGGTAAAAACGCAGTTGTGGTTGGATCGTACACTTGGGGTCTGTAGTTCGTCATTAACATTGGGCGACCCCCATCTCTACCCTTAACAGGTTTTACCCACGAAATGAATAAGTATTTATTTTCAACGATCCAAATCCAATAACCTGCCTTAGAATACTCGCGAACTAGAAAATCAAATGCGTCTTTTATAGGGTACAGTGGATATCCGAACACGTATGTCGGAACCTCATATAATATATATGGGGCATTAGGGTTATGAATAGCCTGTTGGCGTATTTTGGCAGTTATTTGTGTTATAACTGGAGTCATTGCAGCCATGCGATTCTCCCTTCGTTCTTCTTGTTCCTTCAAAATGTCAGAGGCTTTCTCCATATCTGTTTTGTATCACTAAAAGAATGCATACGCCAATCCGCAGAATCGCTTTAGGAGGCGGTGGGGCAAAAGGTATCCTACATATAGGTGTATTACAAGAAATTGCAAGACATCAACCACTAGATTTCCCAGACGGAATTTACGGATCTTCGGTAGGTTCAATTATCGCATCTTGCGTTGCCTTCAAAATCCCATTAGATGGGATACTTGAATTTTCAAAAACATATTCATCAATAGAATCTTTGATACCTCCTAATTTTGAAATCCAGCAAATTTCCAAGATGTTTTCTGGAAAGGGTGTCTATACTATGGATGTATTTGAGGAAAAAATTACTCAACTGTTTGAGTCCAATGGCGTAGCCATTCGTAATAAGACTCTTGCGGATGCAAATATGCCTCTTTTCATTATAGCATCAAATATAACCACAGGAAAGCCTACCGTATTTTCAGGATCAATTCCAGTATTAGATGCTCTAAAATGTTCGTGTTCTGTTCCTATTTTTTTCAGACCACAGAAACTGTACGGTAATGTTTATATCGACGGAGATATATTCTCTCCATGTATTGCCTCTTTAGTTCCAGAGGGAACTATATGTATATCGCTTAACAAGCATGGAAAATGTACGATTACACCTTCCAAGCTTGATACTATTTCTCCATTTGAATACATATCATCTGTTTATGCCTTGTCATTCAGAGTCTTTCAAAAATCACAGCGTTCTTTGACAACATTCGAGTTATATTATCCGAATCTATATAGTGATACAGATTTATCGTCAGTAAATGTCGACGAAATATTAGTTCACGCGGCTGACAAGTTTCGCAGGTTTCTCAGGACCCAAGTGCTTAATTAAGAAATCTCGGAACTTGGCCTTGCTGGGGAATCCTTCTAGTGTAACCGAACGCTCCTTGGTTACAAGCTTAAAAGTAGGATACTCGCGAATCTTGAACTCTCGTACCATATCTCGGTGAACATCACCATCAATGTCTTCTAAAGTAACTTCCTTTTCTCCGAAAGTTACTGGATATCTAGCAAGGTCTTGCTTGAAAGAATCCCAGTGCATTTTAGCCTTCTTGGACCAGGGGCACCATTGCGCATAGAACATAATGAATCGAGGATCCTTCCCCATATCGTGTCCTGGTTCGTCTGGTATTGGCGGTATGGTGGGTTCCAGTATAGCAACTGTTAGATTTATGTATACTGAGTATGCTATCAGGACGACAGCAAGCCATCCTAGAAAAATATAGAGAAACTCAAGTTCCATCTTTACGAAATGAGGGGTATAAAACTTTCACCTTCTTTTGCTCACTCGCGTACCATTCTCTATATACCTCTGGCGATAGTACTAACGGTTCTCGGATACGATGCCATGCAATTTCGTAACTCTGTCTTTCAGGCTCATACTGCTTGGGGATAATTTTGAACCAATTACCGTTGAATCTAACGGCTTCCATTGTATTTATCTATATTGTAATGTGTAAGCTTACAGGCGAGGGAAGCCCACGAGGTTCGCGCCAATACCGAAGCCAGCGCCAGAGCGAGCTGAGGCACCCACGCTTGGGGCATAAATATCGAGGATCGCGAAAGTCGCCAGGGCAACCAGGGCAATCATGCCGATCTCCGACAGCTTCAGGACCTTGCCAGGTAGCATGTAGGCCGCGACGGCCACAGCGAGTCCCTCCAGAGCATACTTTAGAAGACGAGCAATTAAATCACTTACATCGACACCAGGAGCGACGGTTTTCTGTTCGGCCATTTTATAGAGTTTAAGAGAGAAAATATTCATATAACATAATATGGATTCTAGGCTGAAGGCGAATAGGCGTAAAACTCGTCGTGGTAAAGGTTTGCATAAGGGTGGACTTCGGCCAGATATTAAAGAAATTATTGATTCTAAGCCATTACAACCCAACTTGACTGTTAATCCCAATAGTAATTTTGTAGTCGTTACTTATTGGTGGGGGCGCGGCAACTCCAATGCGAATACGCAAACTCCTTGTATGTCCGATTTACAAGATGGCATTCGCGACGATATGATTGAGGAGATGGTTTCTGACCCAAATAATGCGGATAATTACAATGCAGAAGCTGGCGATAAATATTGGGCTTGGAAGAATGCCCAGAAGGCCGCGAACAGCAATCCATCGGATAGTACGCTGGTAGAAAAGGCTTCTAAACTGAGAAAGGCGTGGATTGGATGGGTAGGCGAATACACATCGCGTCCTGAATTAAAGAAAAAGGTGAATGATGCGGCCGTCAATGCATTTAATAAGAAACGATCGGAGGGAGTTGGCCGCGACTCGATTAAGTTTGAAAGTATGATGAAAATTTGGGAGGACCAGTGTAAGAAGGTAGGTTGCAACTACTTAGCGGCAGAGTACCCCTTCCAACGAGAGGCATTGGTTAATGGCAAGAAGGTGAATCAGTACCAGTATGCGATTAACGCAAAGCCGTATTTTATCAAGAAGGCGTTAGAAGTGTGCCAGGGACGCGGAGTACTCTATATTGACGGAGATATGTTCATTAACAAGTTCCCCTATATTTTCGAAATGCAGGGCGTTGACTTTATGGCGCGTGGTTGGAACACCGACCCTCGTTCTAACGATAAGCACCGCACGGCACTCTGTTTTGATCCGTATTCATTTGAGACGTCTGGAGGCACGATGTTTTTCGCGAATACCCCAATGTCTCACAAGATGCTGGACCGATGGGTGGAGGAGGCTTCCAAGTCTATTCACGATATGAAGGCAGACGATCGCGTGCTTTCTATGTTCGCAACTTCGGAAAGTTGGATGGCTAAGGCCAGCATTGTTCAGCTCCCAATTGAGTATCTATGGCTAACGAATATATACGATGGTCGTCCAGATTTAGAAGGAGAAGTAGACGCGTGCGAAATTATTATTGAACACCCTGCTTGCTTAACGAGCGAAGATACGGCTACCGAGGGTACTACATCGAACCGCAGCCCAGAGGGATATGATTCTCAACTATTAGAGCATCAGCAGTGCGACACTTACGGAGGTGTGTTCTATGAATATGTGTTTTTTCCGAATGAGCGAATGGTCCAAACATTTGGACAATACTTGAAATACTTATCAACGGCAAAACACTTTGATTCTGGCTCTCCGCTGTTCAAAGTTGTTCCCTTTGCTCAGCAGTATGGGGAGTACAACGACATTGCAACTCGAAATATTGAGGCAGCAAAGGCAGTTACGATGCCAACATCAGAACAGCGCAGTGTTAAGTTATCTGTGAACACGCCAGTATCGGAAATTATCGGATATTTGCAGCACGATGTTGATGTCCAAATCGGCGAAGACAGTCGTCCTCTAACCGAAGGCATCGATTGTCGCGCCAAGAACATCGCAAAGCAGACTGCCCCATACATTCGAGAAATTCAGATAGATACTAAGGCCCCTATGTATTTCTCAAGCAAGAATGGTGTGCTAGTACATTTGCTTGCGATGTGTGAAACGCTGGCAGATATCAACACTCACCTGAAAGCTAGCTATATATTTACTTCACGTATCCGCTGGGACCTCTCCTGAGTCCAAAAACGGATTCTGGCGGACCAGGTAGGATGGCCTCAACCCTACAATGGCAACGATATTTCGTAAGAAGTTCCCAAAGGGGACAAAGCTATCTTCAATTCACAATGAAATTAAACTTCAAAAACATGCTGCTAAGCTTGGCTTAGCTCCGAGAATTTTGGGCACGGACAATGCCACTTACATTGATATGCAACACTTGGGCGATTATAGTGTATCTGACATGTACGGCGATGAAATTGACGCAATACCTCCCAGAGTTCTTTCTGGTATGTGGAGCTGTATCTATATGCTATTCTACCAATGTGACATAGCATATAGAGATGTATGGCCACGAAACTTTATGGAACAAAATGGTCGTGTTTGGATCATTGATTTCGGCGATGCCCAAAGAATAAACTGGAATAAAGAGGATAAAATTGACAAATACCTCCTCAGTATTATTGAGGAAGGACGCATAGATCGTTGGAATCCTGAATTCACATGATTCGTTCAGAAGTTATTTTAATAGACCAACACAACTATAAACAAATGCCTATTCGTCGCGAAGAGCTACCTAAGATGGATGAGAATGGGCCAATTGATTATCTAGATGAGGACCCAGAGGTTCCTACGCAGCGTTATGCAATCATCTCATTCATTTCTCCTGAAAAGGTTCTGAAACAGAAGTCGGAATTTTTCAATGAGAAGTTTATTGAGTGGCTGGAGTACGACTGGAAGATTAAGGGTATTGAGAAGTACAATGCCTACATTGCCCAGAAGTACAATTTGAAGGTGGAGGATCTTTTCACAGACCTACAGGCGTTCAGCAAGGTTCATAATGATGACATTCGTAAGACGGATATTCACGAGCAGTATCAGGTGTTCCTGCTGAAGAAGGAAAAGGAGGTTGAGAACCAGTTTAATGAGGCAGTTGAGTTTCGCACCAATGTTCGCGGTGTGAAGGTGCGCCGTGTGTTTGCCGACCTAAATGAGGCGCAAACTTTTGCAAAGGTCCTACAGCGCCGTTATCCTCGCGACAATCTGTTCCTAGGAAAGGTTGGAGCGTGGCTACCCTGGGATCCTACTGAGCACATGATGCCTGAGGTTGAGTATGCGGAGAAGGAACTCAATGAGATGATGCGTAAGTACAAGGAGAACGAGGTTAATAAGGAGATCTTCTTTGAGGAGGAGAAGGCAGACAAGATTAAGAAGCAGCGCGAGGAGAATGATGCTCGTAAAAAGATGGCCCTGATGGATACTGAGAATGTTAGCTCTTCTCAACTACAGGATTCGCTAGAGACTCCTGTACACCCAGTGGAAGGCGGCCCTCCTCGCGACCTGTAAAATTTCACGAGAGCAATATAAATGGCCGAACGCGAATCGCGCAAACGCAAGACGACTGAACAGGGTGCTGAATATCAGCAGGAACTTGCAAGGTCTGCGGCTCAGTCAGACAATCGCAAGAAGTCGCGTACAATTGGCAAAGAGATTAATACTGATTTAGCCGATCTATTCGGTAATATGAAGGCGAGTGAGGCAGAACCTGCGGCTATGGATGTAGAAATGGATATGGCTGCGCGCGGACGCCGTCGCCGTAAGACTCGCAAGGGTTCCAAGAAGTCTCGTAAGGGGCGCAAGAAGACTCGTAAACATTAAAATGTATGAATTTAATTAAATGCTAGCACACCTGCTTTCGGAGTTCGTAGGAACGTCTATTCTGCTAGGAACCATCGCAAAGGTTGGAAAGACGCTGTGGATTGTTGTTGCCTTTGCGGTAGCCGTATTGCTAACTGGGCCTATTTCAGGAGGCCATTTAAATCCAGCTGTGACTCTGTGGGCTTACTTAGTAGGTAAGATTGGCGTAAATCAGGCAGTACACCACGTAATCGGTCAGGTAGCGGCAGCGCTTGCAGTGGTGTATTTTGTTTAACTTGTCTTTTTTACGTGTACCCAAGGTCCAGAGTTTTTCTTCTTCAAACTTTCAGGAGCATACTCGTCCTGAGCTAACATAGAACTCGAAAAGGGCTTATTATCCGCCCACAAAGAATCATCGCATAATCGGAATGGCGGATGATCAGATGCTTTATACCAAAACACCTGATCTTCTAGCTTATTTGATTGACTACTATTGCAAATAACTAGGCATTCATAGTTTTCAGTACATTGGTCCATAAAATGGCAAAATACTTCGAATGTAGGAAACATTCCTGCGTAGTTGTCGTATATGCGGCGCCGATTTCCAATTGTATTTTCGCGAAGTATGAATACAAAGTCTACGTTTGTTCGCAAGTTTGGCGTAATTCCAAGAGGATACTGCATAGTAATCATTGTTGATAAATCAACGTGACGACCATTCATAAACACATAACGAGTAGATTCTTCCTTGATCCATGAAGAGTCGTACAGACAATCGTCGAGAATCAAAAATGCGCGAGGATCTACACTCGAATTTCCGCCACGAGCCTTTTTGTCATTATTGCGAGCTGTCTTTACCCCCAGCTGTCTTTTGATAACATTCATAACAATTTCAGGACGATACTTGTCATGAATTAATTTAGATGGGACCATATTTTGGAAGAACTCATTCGCAACTTCTGTTCCAGAAATAACGGTACCTATCGGAAAGCACGCCTGTGTATTTGCTAAAATATCACGAACCAAAAAAGATTTTCCAGTGTCTTTCTTGCCAATAATAACAATCATTGGTGATTTTCTTGAATCAATATCGCATCTATCACGAATCATATCAATATTGAACTTTTTCAAATTAAAGTTCATCTTACTGATATTGCGTGAAGTTTTTCGTTTTGGTTTATACATGGGGTATAAGAGAATGGGAAAGAAGAAACAATCAATCGAACTTCGCACATCCCCACTGCCTATTCAAGTATCTAAGCAAAAAGACTTGAAACAGATGGCGTCTCAGCACTGGGGGGTTGACCATATTCAACCATACTTCCCTCCTCTTGAATTGATGTTTAAGGTTGAACATCTAGAGAACATTCGAGACCACGGACTAAAACTAGACAATCCTATTCAGAATATTTTGAGCTCGAAGAAGATTACTACTCAAAATGGAGATACGAAGTCAATCCACATTAAGCAGACTATGCTAGTCGCATCCCACCGATGGATGCGTGGTGACTATGGAACCACTATAGGGCTCCCAATAACTGCCGAAGACACTAAAGTATTATACGATAAACTACAGCTACCCCACAATGCAGCATATGTTGGTAGTTTGATATCAGGAGTATTATCCCAAACAAAGTGCATTCATTTCCCAGAAGTTTTTGGTATTTACACTGGTATCGCAAAAAAGCATACTATTGACATTTCAGATGATTATGCTGAATACGCGGAAAAGTCCTGGTTTTCTCAAAACGTTGGTAAGTTTTTTGAGTTGAAGATGGCCGATAATATACAAGACTCATTATTTCAACATACACGAACCGCAAAGCTAGAAGTCCGAATGGACGAGGATACTACGCTCGGAGATGTAACAGATATGCAAGGCATCTCGCTAGAAACAGAGCCTATGATTGCGGATATGAAATCAATGTTTGAAGATGATGATATTAAAGAAGATACCGCATCTGTTGTTTCATCGGTGTCAACTTCATATGTATTTGATATTGAATCCTGTAAGTGCTCTGAAGTTTCAGAAGATCTAGATGAAACTGAAGAAGACGATGAATTTGCGTGGGCTACATTTTCAAATGTACCTGTTCAGTTGACAGTTATGGAGCAATGCGAAGGTACATTGTATCAGTTGATGTGCCTTGATACAGACACATCTAAGCACATGGCCTGGTTAACCCAGGTGCTATTCGCCCTTGCATATGCTCAGCGAACAATTGGATTAACTCACAACGACTTGCACTCTAACAACATCATGTATGTAAAAACAGAGAAGGAATATTTACACTACAAGATGGATGGTAATACCTTTAAGGTTCCCACTTTTGGATATATTATCAAGATCATTGATTTCGAGCGAAGTATTGCAAGTATCCGAGTGTGCGGTATGCGGCAACCTAAGCAGTTTGTTAGCGACCATTTTTCCCCAAATGAGGAAGCTGGCGGACAATACAACATAGAACCTTTCCACGTACAAAAAATAGAAACTATACGCCCAAATCCATCGTTTGATTTAGTACGCCTCGCAACTTCAATGTTTTGGGACTTATTTCCAGAAGGCCCAGAGCACGATGAGTACAAGACAAACCCTATTTTTACAACTCTAATTCGCTGGATGACTCTTGAAGATGGTACATCTGTATTTTTCGGAAAGAGCGCCCCCTCACATGAACGGTATCATGGGTTTGATTTGTATAAGGCCATCACGCGGTATTGCAAAGATACCGCTATCCCTCGTAAAGAAATTCAAAAACTGGTTGGATTATATGGTGTAACAGTTCCTCCGACAACAGTTATTGACCTAGTGCTTGTCTAGTAGATACGCGGTAATACACTGAATAATTTTGAGATGTCTGGTGAATAAATGAGTGATACAGAATTTGCGAAGACGCATTTGCGTGAGCACCTGGGCAGTTTGATGGTGTCTCCGATTTCAGAAGGCTTTTGGAGTATTTACGACACATCAAAGGAACTATGCAAGCGAAACGAGCAGATGGATCAGGTGCTCCGTACCTTTCAAAATATGCTAACTAAGATTCCAGAGTGGACGGAAGCGACGCTATCAAAAGAAGTAGAAAGAATCGAGAAGAGTACGAAGTGTAGTTATTTGGATGACCTGGTCATGGGGGTATTTCTTGCGTATATGAAGTCGTTTGCCTCATTGCACTATCGTGGGTCTTCTTCGCATGTTGATATTGAATTTGAACGGCCGTCTATGGAAAAGTTCATTCATGAAATTTACATTCAGTCAGCTCGAAAGCTGTGGCAAGTTGCGTATTTGTTCAAGACGGTAGGCGTCACAAACGAACAGCAGGCTCGCAACCGACAGGATATTGAAAAGATTATCAATGAATGTTTAGAACAGGTAATCCGTTCTTTCCTCCCATGGCAAACGATTGCAAAGCAGTTTTCAAATGCTAGTAAGGAAGCCCCAGAGGAGCGCATGGAGTCGGCAGCGCCTAAGCGTAGGGTCTTGTTTTCAGAGGATAGCGATTCTGAAGACGAAGAGAAGTCCCCAATTGAACTGTCTGATGATATCGCAGAGATTGAGGTTGAAGAACTAGACACTAAAGAGGAGGAGATTGACCCATTAAAGGAGATTGAATCGAAGATTGGCGAACAGCTCGTTCTAAATCTGTAAAGTTTCCCTTCTTGTGGGAACAAAGGATGTTTATCATAGTGGCATCTGTCGCAGTTGCGCTTGTTGCATTTATCGTCTACGCACTTGAACGCAGGGCAAAGGCGGAACCCATTGTTTGGGAGAACGCGATAAAGCTTTCTACATTTGGAGGCCTAATGACTGCTGGGATTGTGTTCGTGTCTACTTCAGATGTAAAGACTGTCGCTGAAACCGTGGCTTCAATTGATGTCCCCAGTGCCCAGGATATGTTCGTAGGTACGCCTAGTTTTTAAGTTGTATTTAGATTAATATGAAGCGCACAAACTTTGATGCGTCGTCTTATACACGATTCTTGCGCGAGCGTGCAAATACCAGAATGCATCAAACAGATCTTGCGAGTAGAATACCTCAAACGGAGCGCAAAAGTATTGTAAGCAATTCTCCTGCTGCAGATCTACTGAAGAATGGGTTTCTGAACGAGTTTTATATTCCCCCACCTACATCTACATCTCCTCCTACTACTGTTATAACTATTATACTGGAAGAGAGTTACATCGTAGCGAGCACTGATGGTGTATTTCAGTATACATTAAGTACGAATATTCCAGATACAATTACAGTTTATTTGTATGACAATGGTACTACAGATTCTCCAGTAAACGGAACGATTGTCGGAAATGAAAATCCTGAATACAATATTGATCCACTCCAAAATGTAAACGATGCAATAGTCGTGTCAGCAGCCAATTCAATTTCAGGTCACTATTATTATATTCGTATCGTACCTCTTAACGGTCCAGAGGTGATTTCTACTCTATTTCTATGTTCGTAATAACTTAATTTTCCGAAAAACGGATTTAAGATTCCGAAAACGAATATAAGCACCCCCACACAGTCGCTAACATACATCATAACCTGAGCCTACCAATATGGAGCAGATTCAGTTTATCGTGAGCACGCTCGCCGACAACTACGGATTCAACGCTAAGGAAGCGCTGGAGTATGTGTTAACCGTCAAGCGAGAGAAGTCCCCTGCGTATGCGCGAGCTATCAAAGCAATCGAGTCCACTAAGGCCAAGATTGCTAAGCTACAGGAGAACATTTCTACCAACAAGGCTCGCAAGCCTGAGGTCGCAAAGCAGAAGCTCTCCGACCTGCACGACAAGCTAGTGGAACAGGAGTCAAAGCTGGATAACATTGGGAAGCCTGCTCCGCGCAAGCCTCGTGTTGCGAAGAAGGAGGAGGAGGAGAAGAAGGAGGAGAAGAAGGAGGCGGATGGAAAGCGTATCAGTCGGATGTCTAAGACGCTGGCAGACAAGCTAGAGTCAACGTTTAAGGACCTCAATAACGAGGTAAATGACAAAACCAAGAAGGGCTTTGTGTCCTTCATCAACGAGCTGACGTCCGACGACTTTGACGCGAAGACGCTGACGGAGCACATGTACGATTACGCAGTCATGACCGTTCGCCCAGCGCACGAATCAGATGCCGAAACTCTTGAGTACAACGAGCTCGTAAAGCTCAAGAATTTGATTGACGGATACAGCGCAGGGATTTACTGGGATCCCATTGGCAAGCGGTTTGTCTCTGGCCCAGAGGCAGGCGACGATGACGATGTAGATGAGATTGAGTTTGAGGATATTCACTATTCGGTGTGCGATGCGAACGGTCGAGTGTACGAGATGAGTGGGGATGGAGACATCTTCGTCGGATTCAAGGGCATCGGAAAGTTCAAGAACATGTAAGTATAGTCTGGATAATGTACAAATATAAATATTTTTACATGAATGGTTTAATAATATCAATAGGGCTCAGTATTCGCATAATAATTACGATTGCTAGAATTAACCAAAATGATGCGTATGGGAATAACAGTGATACGATGATCCATAGGATCGGATTACCGTAATACTTTCCGAGCCCAAACGCAAGTCCAACTGAAAATACGGTAGCAAACAGTATGAATGCCCCCCACATATTCTGCCAAAGTGAAGCATATACCGCAGCGGTAAACGCCGTCCACGACTGTGGCGCTTTTTCGTATGATGCTGCAGTGAAAGTGAATCCGTCTTTAATCGTGTCAAAATATTCATTGTCATCAAGTATATATTTCACAGTGAGTTCCTTCTGATTTCCAGGAGATGGGTCCTTGATATTCAAAGCCGTAGGACCGACGACGGCAGATATACTTTTTTTATCGGTCGATATTAGCTGTTTCACATTTGGAGTGACATCGACCTTATCCTTTTCAACTCCAACTGCTCCATATTTGGCCTCTTTAATGTCCAACATTCTCCTTATTATGATGAAAACACGACATTTCCAAGCCCATGCATAATGCGCAAAAAGTTGTACGATTGAACATATGCTCGAACTGTGTATGTATACTTAAACTTTGGCTGCCCTGGTACTGCCGTGGTCACAATAGTTACGATATCTTCAGGTCCGTATATCCGTTTACCAGTTGACGGATCCACTAAGTTTAAGTTCGCAGGAGGAATGACTACTGGATTCTTAGATGATGCGGTTGATTTCAACACACACTGTGTAATGACCCCATCGCCTGACGAAATTTCGTCCGACGGTTCAGGCGACACATAAGTATTTCGCAATATTGTCTTGTTAAACATTGAACCATTTAGCGAACCGCTCGGCTGAGATTGGTCGTTCTCGAGTGCAAATGAATACTCATAAATACCGTCCATCGGATTGCCAGTCTGATGCCGATACATTTCAAGTCCTGAGAAGAAGAGCGTTTGCTTGGGGGCAAACCGTTCTTGTCCGTCCAGTATCAAGCTAGTCTCAATCAGAATATCTTTTTGGGATACACTAGAATCTTGAGCGGTACCAGATGTATACCATCCAAGAGAACTGCTTGTTAAAGGCGATTTGTACGGATCTTCCCAATTCGTGTAGTTATCATAATCATTACTCAGTATTCGGTCGCTTCGCTGAGCAACCCATACAACTCTAGTGATCAAATTTTTCATTGTAAGTTCCAAGTCATTAGATGGCCCATACTGCCCTTCAGCTTGAACCATATCTATTTGCGAAATGAGGAATGCATGTTCTGTTCGTGCGATGTACGCAAGTTCTGCATCGCTCAAGAAGATATAATTCCCTTCAACAAACGGATTAAAATTCCAAGACCTCAAATCAGGAACTACATTTTGCGTTGGGGCCGCATACAGTGGTGGGGATAAAAAATGAGACAAGTTAAAATTAGTATCGGACGCGTCAGGGGCAATACGCGTTCCAAAGTAAGTAGAATTCGCTGATCCATCTACAGTTGTACGAACGTCGCGAACAGTGAACAAATCGTAGGCATTTCGAAGCTCGACCACGATTTCAACTTCAGATTGCTGTAAGGCAATTAGCGGTAAAGCTTGTCCTACTGTCTCGCAAAACCAAAAATGCAAAGGAATCATCAACGTTCTTCCAGCTATAGAAGGCTGTGCCGCTGTAGTCGATGTACTAATTGAATGAGGATACTGGTTTATTCTATCATTAGAATTAGCAGGGTCGTACATATCTGGAGTATTTCCAATCATTCGGTCCAAGATTGCCTTTTTATTTGAATCAAACTGCGTGTTCGCATACAGTTTCATCCATTCTCCTGTATGGCGTACAATCTCCTGTCCGTTTATAAGTAATGATACGTGTCTAATCATATTATAGCCTAAACTACGAACCCATTGGAATTCGTATCCGACTGCATTCGATGCATTATTGATGGTTTCAACCGTCGAGCCTGGAATCGGAGAAGATACAGGGACCACTGGGGAGTAAACGTTTGGAACATCTATACTCAAGTAGCAATCGTTCAAAAGCTGTGCGTATCTTTCAACCTTTGTTCGCAGCCGAAGTGTTCCAGATGTTGGAAATGTCAACAAACTTGTCTTAAAATATAGACGAAAGTGTTCCATAGCAAAATCAGTATGTCGTTTGTAAACTGACCGAAAGTGTGTGAAAGATGGGTTGCCTGTTACCAACTGGTCTTGGGCTCCTCGCCCAACGAGTTGAAGTAATCCTCCTGGCATTGTTCTATTGTGCTACAATCTATTTAACTAGTTGTTGGATAATAACGATTTAACCAATCTAGTTCGGTTCTATCATCGTTAGATTGGTAAAATCCAGCCCCAGTTTGGACCTTAGACAGAGTTTCAAAATACTCTTCGTACATAAGAGCAACTCGCTCCAACGAAAAGTTTTTCATCGCCCATTCATGACATGCCTTGCGCGAAATCTTATTGATGTTCCGCGCAGCCCACACAAACTGTTCAATCGTACGACAGCGATAACCAGTTATACCATGCAAGTTGTTCTCGGCAAATCCCCCCCAGTCTGTCGTTATCGTAGGTGTTCCACAGAAAAGCGCTTCAATTGTAACCCCCCCAAAAGGCTCGTTATAGTGCGTGGGGGCAATAAGTGCCTTCGCGTTTCGCATGAGCTCCGACCGTTCACGTGGTTCAACATAACCAATTTGAATTACATGATCTGGTATTGGATCTCGAATAGTTTTCAAATCGCCCTGCCCAGCTACCAGCAGCTTAACTCCAATTCTCTGTGTAACGTCTATGGCGATGCCTATTCCCTTAGAATCAATAATTCTGCCCACGAATAAGAAGTACTCCTTTGGAGTGTCATTAAATTCAAAATCAATAGGGTCAAAATAGTTTGGAATCACCGCATCGTACCAATGGGGCGAGCGATTATACTTTCCATAAACCACATTCATAACGGCATGCGATTCAAATATAGAATGCTGTGTAAAAGGTTCATTCGTACAACCGATGCCTGGTTCAACTGGAGTTAACTCAGGATGAGCGTTTGCGATTGGCCGATGCCCAAATCCCCAAAAACATAGCAAGAAATCTCCAGGCTGTTTGCGTTTACCAACTTCCACGATACCTCGCTCATTAAACATTTTGTGCGCGTAGTCAGATACATTGTGCTGAAAGAAGTTCTTACGCCAGTCATAGTTTCCGTAGGCTTTCTGTAGGTCTTCGTCAAACGTGACTGGAACATGTTCGGTACATTCTACCTCCGAATCCTTATGACCGTAATGGTAGACGGTATGCCCCCGAGCGGTCATCATTTTGCACCACTTGAGTGCCTTCTGAGTGAACGCGCATGCTGAATAGTCTTTGCGAGTAACTGTGTGTGGCAATGAAAGAACATGAAAACGCATATTGTTTTGATATATTCCTACACCATGTAAGCATTATATAAGTTAACTCGGTAGGGTGATTCGGTTCCTTCAATAGGACCCATGTCAACTGGATTCATTTGGAAGTGATTTGTCTTTTGTTCGTACGACGAAGCTGGTTCAATATTCATTGCTACCATTTTTGTTTCACGGCTTTCAGTTACCGTACGACGACTTGCAGTTATAACCCACGCGACCACCGCTACTCCAATAATTAAGAATAGAATAGTCCACATTTAACTTATTCCGCTAAAAAACGAATCGCGTTTTCATAATCTACTCAATACACAAGTATGGAATCGCGTGCCCTCGATACATTGAAGATTATTTTGAAGAACCGTGGCGTGGAGGATGCACAATATGAAGCTGTAAGTAATCCTATACAGGAGACTCACATGTATACTTATGGCGGCGTGCTAGTAGTATTCAGTGAGAAAACGCGACTGTCTGAAAAGGATTTCAATAATTATATTGATTTCGCACAGACAAATGGTTTCACAAATGGAATTGTTATGGTCGTAGATTCAAAACCTTCAGCGTCGGTGCTTAATGTTATCCGCCAACATCTTGCTGTCCCTGGCAGTCCGATGGTACAAGTGTTTGAGCTCCGCCATCTTCAACTAGATATTTCAGCCCATCGCAAAGTTCCTAAACACCGCATTCTCATGCAAGATGAGATTGACGCAGTGCTGAAAGAGTTTCATGCTGCCAGTCCTTCAGTGTTCCCAAAGATTGACTCACAGGACCCCATGGCTCGCTGGATCGGTGCTCGCCCAGGCAATGTACTTGAGATTACTGGGCTATGTGAGGCTTCTGGGGACAACAGACGTTACCGACTGTGCGTTGAAAATGCGATGGATGCCTGATTGAAACACTAGAATAACCAACAATATGCTTGCAAGCACCAACAGCACGATATATATAGTTTCTATACCATGTAATACCTTGATACGATTTTCAACACCCCAATAGGCCTTTTGTAGTGCGTGTACACGGTCTCGGTCGTGTTGAATAGATTCGTGTTGTGCTTTATATTTTTCGATATCTGCGTTCAATGCGCGAATCCTATCTGGGGTGAGACTGCAACCGCCGCTCCCAGATGGCGTTATCATTTCATTTATGAGTCGTGTTAACTCGTTATTCTTATCTAGTGCCTTTTTGATGAGAACACATTGAGACGGCCGATCCTGCTCTGCCATTGCCTGCTGAAGGGCCTCGGTGTATTCCTTTTTGGAGGCTGCATACTTTGACTCAAAAGCTTTCAGTCTAGCTTCACGAGCCTGTTTAAACTCACTGGGATTCATTACATTTTGTTTAGATAGAATAAATGCCAACGGTAATATCTTTAATTGACCGAAATGACCCTGGGGCTGTTAAGAAAGGACCTGCTACAGATGCGTCTATGATAACGCGCATGAAGCGCCAGGCCGCAATTACAGGTGATTTGATTTCACACCCTGCTGGCCGTAAAGGAATGGGCGCAATAGTAGACGGCCAGCACATTCGTGGATTTCAGGACAACGGTGTTCGCACAACATACATTAAGCACGCGGCGGCTCTTGGGTTTTTCCGTGTTCTTTAAATTAAGAGATGGATTACGGAAAAGCAACCGAGTCTATAAACATTCTATTAAAAACAGCAACTCCTGAAGGAGGATCGACCGTTCAATATGATAAGATTCCTACGATTGAGGCACAGCGCGACTTAATCGTATCACATGTTAAGTGCACATATACATCTGATACAGGAGAGATGCTCAACTCAAAGGAGTTTGTGGACACATCAAAAAATTATAAAAATATGCTGACGACTCAAACAAACCAAGTTGAGCAATCGAAGGGGAAACTTAAACGACTTGAAGAGAACGTCAAAAAGGGGTCAACTGAAGTTGAAAAAATTGAAAGAACTACACGGATTTTATTGATTTTACTAATTACCGTTTCTATAACAATCGGCCTGTATCTACTAGGAGGTCAGTACGCACACAGTCCAGCATTTATGGTTTTAATTGCAGGGTTTATGATTGTGCTATATACTCGCGGTGAGAAGGTTGACATAGACTTCTTGCAGATGAAACAATGGATATCCACGATACCCGAACAATTGCAGACTTTCAACGATTTACCTTTTCAGGGCACTTGAGAACACATGTATATAAGGTCATTGAAGAAAATGTAAAACTTGGACACGCTGATTACACTTGCTACTGGGTGCTCGAGTTATTATGCTCAGGATTAGTCCATTCCCTGTGGCAAACGCTGTTCGAATGCGCTGCGAAACACATCAATCGCTCGGCCCCAAATGTGTTCTTATACCTTGTGCAAAAGTATGAAAAGTTCGCAACATATGAAGGCCAATACTCTGTCATGGCTATGACGGCTATCCGTAATAATCATGATGTCAGAAACATGGTGTGTGAAGTGGCAGCAGCGGTTGCATTATGCCGAAAAACAAAGCTACCTAGCTTCCCTAAGATAAAACCTGAACACGACTTCCAGCACTTGACTATTCAAGAATCGCTAAAATCCCCATCTGCAAACTATGCTCGCCATCTAGCATTAAAAGACGATCCGCTCGATATATATATTCCGTTCAACGAACTCGTATACTGTATGCGACCTGAATCAAGAGATATAACTAGAACATTATATTGGACTGCGTGGTTATTAAAGTACGCGAGCCAATGTAAGAAACAGAACAAGGTTGATTTGGTATGCAATAGTCGCCCAAATCCGTTCATAGATGATAAACATTCAAATCACATCATTTGGTTGCTGTGGGATGCCGTATTAGACGCAGGTAAAAAATCCCCTCAGGCAGGTATTCTAGAGCCATACTTGGATGCGTTATTCAAACTACACTGTTTGCGATGGAATCCTGCTGTATTGAAAAATCGTTTGTCATTTTTGATAAGTGCGATGGTGTTTGTATGTGAGAGCACGACACTCGATATTCACTACAAAGTTCCTCACGATATTTTGATGATTCAAGATTTGGTATCAAACGTCCCTCAGTGGATTCATGCAATCTTACAAACGCAAAAAACATTCGCATAGTTTAAAACGGATTTCATTTGTGTAGCGTATGTGTAGATAAATGAAGGTTCTCCTATTTGATACGGAGACCACTGGTCTGCCGAGGGAGTTTAAGGCACCTGCCCAAGAACGCCCAAATAACTGGCCTCATATTGTAGACATTGCCTGGATATTGCTGGACGCGGATACTAACAAAATTCTACAGCAAAAGTCATTTATTATCCGACCAGATAATTGGACTATCCCACTCGAATCTACCGCGATTCACGGAATACATCATGCGTTCGCACTATCGTATGGGGCTCCGCTTGAAGATGTAATCAAAGATTTCTTTGCTATTGATTGCGATATGTACATTGCGCATAACATCAAATTTGACGAGAACGTTATTATGAACGCAGTACATTGGGACATAGGTGGAGCATCGTATCGTTTCAATAAACCGATGAAGTGTACAATGAATATCGCAAAAGGTATGTGTAAACTCCCATTCAAGAATGGTGGGCATGGATACAAGCCTCCAAAGCTAAGTGAGCTATACGAACATGTATTTCACGAGAAGCCGATTCAATCCAGACTACATGGGGCGATGTATGATACACAGCTCTTGACGAAGATCGTAAAGAAGTATGAACCGATTCGCAGCGAGTTGGGTTTAGGCGTACGGCGCAGTGATTCAATTAATGGCTTCGAGAATCAAAATTTCAAAAACGGCGTCCTTTATGTATAACACGCAGGGCACACCAATTACTCGCATTTGGGCACATGACGGATGGTGCTATATTCCTGAACTTCAACTTCGTCAGAAGTTTTTAACTACAACAGAAATCTCGGAGTTTGATTTTGTGTCTGAAAAGTGGACCGGAATTATACCGAAACCACAGCATTCGGAGTCTCTGACTTATCTTCAGGAGTCTCCGTTGGCTTGGGTGGAGTGTGGGTACTGGGGTTGCGATAGATTTGAACAGTCCAGCCCCAGCACGAAAACTTCTTACCCGACACTACCTCCACGAAAGCAGCCTCTACAATAGGCTGTACCTTCTTAGCTTCATCCACAATCTTCTTTTCGAGCTCATCCACTATCATTTTAGATATATGTAGAATTGTTTTCATGCGTAATAATGTTGCGCATCTAAACCTATCATTCCAATAAGATGATTATACTTGATGTATTCTATGTTGCTATGGCAACCATCGCAGTTATTGCCCTATTACAACTCATTACATTTGCAGTCGTTCGCATTATGTATCCTCCTGAGCCAAAGGTAGTATATCGCGACGTGCCTGTCCATGTTCCAGCCCCTCCAGCGCCATCGGTAAGTCTGCCTTTCTCAATTGGAACGCCTCCAACGGTTACCCAACCGCCTCCTCCGTTTATTAAGCAGGAACAGCCAGCTTTCACACAAGACAAGCAAGATATACAACTGCCTGACTATGAACCGCGTCTCAGTCCGTCTTCAGCATCTTTACGATTGGACGCCAGCCTTCCGGACGGTCTTCAAGAAACCCGCCCCCCAGGGGTCTAATCTATTTCAAGTTCCTCAAACATCTGGTAAATCTGGATGGATTATTTTTACATACGACAACAACATTCCTGTGTGTGTATGGATTACATCACAGGAGTGTTATACTCTCCCTTGTTCAGTTGATGAGCGTATTTGCAATGATACTATTTTGCGAGTTGAAAAGATTGGAAAAATGGAGTACGCGGTTGCAGATATTTGGGTATACAATTCCAACTGTATCTTCGCATGTTCGAACTTCAAGCAGAGATACGATTGGTTGAAAGAATGGCTGGCAATGTTTACATTCCAAGTACCTGGGACAATTAAATTAGTCCACAAATCTGACCTAGTTAACCCTCAAATTCGCGGATACGAGGCATATACAGACGATATTGGCTCAAAAGGGTATTTCATTGAAGATGATGGAACACACGTCGTAGAAATTAAGAAGATGGCATTGCCAGATTGTTACGAAGTAAATGGCGAAGGATATTTGCGAGTTCCAACATTGAAGCTATCAAAGGAGCTACGAACATACGGAGATTCATTCAGAGCTAAGTGCTTAAAAGAAGAAGATGGTAGCTGGACTTACATACGGTGTGTGTAATTTTCGCAGCTACAATTAAATGCCTCAAAAGCGCTCGCATAAGCGTCGTCGTACAATGAAGAAGCGTGGCGGTTATTATGGCGCGTCAGGCGCAATTGCCCCTGGCGCAATGAAGTGGGATTCTATGCAAGAGACTGCAACGCCCCCATACGCGAAGGTCGGTGGAAAGAAACGTCGCGCGTCTCGTCGTAAGACGCGCAAGGTTCGCGGAGGTACGCGTTTCCAATCGGCAACTGCAGGGTATGTCGGTACTGGTTCTCGTGGTGTCGCCGACTATGTAGATGTCGGTAGCACGAAGGGCCCTTCGGCAGGCGGTGCGTTCAATAACTTTGGAGCCCAGCCTGGCAGTGGCCACGCCAGTTTCGTTAAGACATCCTAAAAACGGATTTTAGATAGACAACAATATACCATACACCCCCAAACATGGAGTTCTACATCAATCACACTCTTCAGGAGATCGCGCGTTTGCCTTCTGACGAGTGGGAAGAACAAGATGACATTGAAAGGACCATCGTTAATCTAGACATTGAAGATGAGTTCTTTGCGATGGTTAAATTGATTGACGACTACTCATACGAAATCAATGAACAGGACAGGCTTCTGTTTATGAAGGACATCGATCAGGAACGCAAAATCGGAGAGCAGTATGATGCGATGCTCAAAGAGTCCGATGACGATTCTAAGTCTACTGACTCTTGGCCTGGGTGGGATGAGCCCGGCGCTTCATTTGATTGTTAAATATACGATGCATCCCATCAGCATACACATAAGCTAAGTATTCATTATTATTAGTCCGTATAAACGGACCATTAGACGCATCTACTATTTGTTTCCATTCCATAAAATCTCGCTTTACATTTTTGTAGTCCAACCATTCGTTCCAGACCATAAAACACTTATAAAATCCAAACAAACCAAACAAATCTGGCGGCGATTTAGTGTACAAACATATTAAGATGGTTATTAAAGGACTGATAACCATCTCAATCCAAAGTGTCCACGAAGGGAATAAAAACTTGTTTGTTAAATTTACAAATTTCTCGGCTTCTACGAAATAGTTTTTTGCATTCCATAGCAAGTAATTAGTCAACTTTGGGTTTAACTTCATTTACTACACCTTCCGATGTGATTTCACTAATTTCAAACGTCAGGCTATTAACATACTCCCATCGAGAAACATCCTTCTCTTGGCTAATTTCCTCTAACCATGTAGGAGTTACCGTCATACCTGGCTCGACCTTGCTATTTACCAAATCAGTAACATCAATCTCATCATCTCCAGATATACCAGAGATACTCAACCAAGGATGCGAGGGCAGTGGAATTTCTACAGTCAAAGTCTTGCGAGGCTCGGTTTCGTCGCGAAATAGGATCTTATCGGCTCGTCGGCAGCAGTAAAACACCTGAGTATAAATCCAGTAAAGCATATTACTTCTGAATAGGGGCACTTGTTGAAAATGGGTAGTCAACTGGCTCCTGTTCGGCCAATGAATCTACAGGCTTGTCCTCATCTTCAGTTTCGCCAGGCGACATGCTAAAAGCCTCCTTTACCTTTGTTTGGGTCTTGTTTTCAATATCTAACCCAAGGGCAATCGCGGTTGCTAAGGACGTTACAACGAACGGTGTTGCAATAATAAACCACGAAACGATACCCAAGTCAACTCCGCATAGGGCGTCTAGAATAACAACGCCTGCGACCCCTGTCGCAACCTTGATGGACGCAGTAATAACGTGTCCGAGCGATAAATCCAGTGCAACCTGGATAGTCACGAACAGCAAATATAAGAGAGCAGGGGGGCAAAGAGTGTCAATAAAACGCATCTTCACGGTATTTACATTGATAGCAGTAAAAAATGACAGACCCCATACCTCTCATAATGTCCCTGACAGGCTGTCAGGAAGATGAAGCTAAGCTAGCATACAAAACTACAGAAGACGCTGTTGATGCAGTTGAACTGATTATGAATAAGATTGCCCCCTTACCAAATCATGCGTTACACCCTCGCAAACGCAAGCGTACCGATATAACCCCTGAAGAAGAATATGTAGACAGCTTGCGTCCAACAATGGAGCGAATGACTGCTAACATTGAAGCGAGTATTACTTCAAGTCAACGCGCTGTTTCGTCAGAAGTCGAGACGCGAGCCCCCCTCGAAGAAACGGCTCTACAAAATAATTGTTTGCAGGAATGTCAGATTCCTTCTCTGCAAGAAGAGGTTCAAACACAGGAAACTGAGAGTCCGTAACCGTCTGAATGCTCTTTCGGTTAGCAGTTGAGTGTCCAAAAATAACCTTGGACTGGGCAGGGACATCCTCGACACTGCCGAGTGCTAAAAAAGGCGTCGTAGCCCAAGGGCGAGCAAATGTCTGCTGATGTCCCTTTTCACGCTGCGTATTGGGGTCCCCCCACATAAGACGAGATTGCGTGTCCACAGCACAGCCAGTTTCAGGGGCATTGCCAAGGTTCCCACGAGGAACAATGCCTAGGTAGTCAGCAGCCGATCGAAACACGGAACCCCCTCCGCAACCAAGTGGTTGCTCTGACTCTTTTGGAATAGTTGTAGCTGGCTCTGGAAATCCTGCGCGAGTACTCGCGTTAAAGTACGCCATCTCTTTACACAGAATCTAGAAAGAAAACGAATAGGCTTTATGCGAGGATGATTAAAAGTAGTTAAGATGTCGGTCCATCTCCAACCGTGTGATTGGATTGAACACGATATCAATTATAGGTATGTCGTTGATGTGTTCGGTAGGACAAATAACGGTGATGTGGCTCGCTTGCGCATAACTGAGTTTGAGCCTTATTTGTATCTTCGAGCTCAATCGGAAACAGTGGGAGAAATCCAGACTGCATTTGAAAATAGCGAAAAGCCCATAAAGGGGCTCAAAATTACAAAGGAAAACAAGCTTGATGCTATGCGAGGATTTTCTAATCTAAACACGACAAGTGTTTGGAAGTTACAATGTAAATCGCTATGGACCTTTAAGGCTATGGTTCGTGCCCTGAAAGACATGAAGATTGGAGCACGACGCATTCTAACAGAAGACGTCTACGAATCTGACCTACCACCATTGCTTAGATTATTCCATAACCGCGACATCTCCCCTGCGTCTCCAATTCAGTTCGATGATTGTCAAGGAGATGCTGACGAAGATGAGCAGGACATAGATGCGTTCTATCAAGTCTCGTACAAGAACGTTGTTCCAAATACAAAAATTTCAATTCCACTATACGTTGCCTCTTACGATATTGAGGTATACTCCAGCACTGGCCAGTTCCCAGTCGCATCGAATCCTGGAGACGAAATTACACAAATCGGTATTAGCTTTCGTTGGAATGACACACTTCTACAAACAGTTGCCAGGTATGTATTCGTAAACGGTAAATGCGACCCATCAAATGACCCAACGGTAACTTTCGTTCCTTGTAAAAATGAAAGGGACTTGCTAGAACAGTTTACAAAATGTATTCACGATGAAAATCCAGACATTATCGCAGGATATAATACATTTGGTTTTGATGATGCCTATGTAGCAGACCGAGCAGCGCATTGCAAGATCAAGCTTAACTTTGGTCGTCGGTTGGTAAAACAGTGGGGCGACAAAAGAGAGTATGTCAAAACTGAAAAGAAGGTATTTGAACTAGCGGCAGGGAAGTTTGCAGTTAGGTACATTAATATTCCTGGGCGCCAAAGTATTGATTTGTACTTGAGTATGCGTCGTGAGCAGAATTTAGATAGCTACAAATTGGACAATGTCGCGAATAAGTTCCTGCGAGACAAAGTGTCAAATGTAGTAAACATTACAGGGGAAGCTACCCAGCTTTACGAAATCCATACAAAGAGCACACGAGGATTGTTTCCAGGGAACCTGATTCGGTTTGATATTGTTGCTAATACAGTAAATCCATACCGTAACGGACAAAAGTTCTTCGTAAAAGAAGTTCATCCAAAGAAGTTCATCATTGAAATGCCACACGGAAAGTATCTGTTTGATTCTGACCTGAATGAGAAAGATATTAGACAACTGGAATGGTCGTTCGCAAAGGATGATGTAGATCATCATGAAATCTTCAAGGCTCACAACGGAACAGACGCACAACGCTCACACATTGCAAAGTACTGTATCCAGGATTGTGATTTGGTTCTGACACTTATCGCTAAGTTGGATACGTTGGTTAATGCGAGAGGGATGGCTGATGTATGCCGTGTTCCCATGCAGTACATCTTTCTGCGAGGACAAGGAATTAAGATTTATTCAGCAGTTGTTTATAATGCGTCTAAGCGAAACCAGGTGATTATGACGCAGGATAGTGTAGACTCCGATGCTGGATATGAAGGGGCGATCGTACTTTCTCCTAAGATTGGAATGTACCTTGACCAGCCAATCCCAGTTCTTGATTTCAATTCGCTATACCCATCGAATATGATCGCCTACAATCTATCGCCAGATACTTTGGTGTACGTCAGAAAGTACAACAATGACGGTCGTAAGATTTACGAGTATCCGAGCACCGTACCAGACATAACTGATTTCAAAATTGATGAAATTAGCTACGATGAGCGAAATGATGATGGTGAGCCAATTGGACGTGTTATCTGTGGATTCGCACAACCTTGTTCAGACGGAACAAATACTGGTTTGCTACCGCTTACTCTAGATATCCTGCTGAAGAAACGAAAGGAAACGCGTAAGCTAATGGAACAAACGGAAGACGATGCGCAAAAGTCGGTTCTGAATGGGCTACAGTTGGCATACAAGGTTGTAGCAAATTCCGTGTATGGTCAGTGCGGTTCAAAAACATCTGCGATCCGAAACATGTATGTCGCTGCTTGTACAACGGCAGTTGGAAGACAGAAAATTTACGATGCGAAAAAGATCATTGAAGAAGAATTCGATGGCGAGGTTATTTACGGTGACACTGATTCGGTATTCATCAAGTTTCAAACCAAATCGCTGTCTGAATCAATCGAGCTTGGAAAACAAGCAGCAGCTCGAATTACCAGTAAGTGTCGTAAAGCTCATAAGATTGAATACGAAAAGACACTGTTTCCTTTCATTCTGTTCAGCCGCAAACGGTATGTTGGGATGTTGTACGAAGATGATCCCAATGCGAAACCAAAGCGTAAGGAGATGGGTATCGCATTGAAACGACGAGATAACGCCCCCATTGTAAAAGATATCTTCGGAGGAGCTTTGGATATTCTGATGGAGGACAGAAACATTAAAAAAGCCCAAAGGTTCGTACAAGATAGATTGGTGGAGGTTATGCAAAACAAGATTCAACTAGACAAGTTCATTATTACCAAGCAGTTGCGAGATGACTACAAGAATCCAGGACAAATTGCCCACAGAGTTTTGGCAGACAGAATGGAAGAAAGAGATGCTGGAAATGCCCCTCAAGTTGGAGACAGGTTGGCATACATTTATGTTGCCGAGCGTAAATCTAACAAGAAGCAGGGTGATAAAATTGAAGAGATTGATTACGTGCGAAAAAATGGTCTGAAGCCAGATGTAGAGTTCTATATCACAAACCAGATTCAAAATCCAATCGCACAGCTATTCGCTCTTGCTATTGATCAGATGGAGGGGTATAAGCCTCGCGTAAACTATAATGCAACATTGAAAAGCTTGATTGAGGATGGTATGGATGAAGAAGAAGCTACATTGCGTGTTTTGAAGCAAAAGGAGAAGGATCTTGATGGCTTAATGTTTCTCGGAGCACAATATTTGAAGAAACATAAAGTAGGGCCAATGGATGCCTTCTTGAAACGCTAAGACTTACAAATAGGACTACAATCTAAATTAATGGAACCAGATGAAGTTATGCTAGCACTACTTTCCGAGCTTGTTGAAGGAAGAAACGCGTTTCTACAGAGAGGCATTAACCGAGTGAGTCCTGTGCAGAGGGATGCGATCGCAGCCAGATTCTTTTTAAATGAACTGTGTTATCTTGAAATTGCAAATCGTGTATTTCAACACAGTGTTCGTAGAGAACAGACAGCAGCCTCAACTCTTCTTACTATGAACATTCCATTGAACTTTTTGGATCCAATCACAGTCCATCCAACGGCAGCTCAAATTTCTGCAGCTACCAGTCCTATGCCTGAAATTCTAGCTAGTTCAACTTGTCCTATTTGCCAAGATGCGCTAACCAGCAATGCTACTCGAATCACGCATTGTAATCATGCGTACCACACTACCTGCCTGAACAGTTGGTTCACTATGAGCGTGCGTTGTCCAGTTTGTCGCTACGACATCCGAGGGGGTCAGGCAGCTGAAACATCTTCTGGCGCCGAATAAACGATTCCTCAATACTTAATCCAGTAGGTGGAAGAATATACTTAGGAATGGTATCTGACTGTCCATATTGAACTCTGTGCATTATGCGCCGAACATCGTGCTGGCATTCTTTAACAAAAGTTTGTACATCTACATCAGGAAATAGGGATTGAATTTCAGTTACACGTGGAGGAAAACACCTTACTATTTGAATGACATCCGAATTTCGTTTGAATATGATAGGAATATCATTTCCAGTACATATAATTGGAATCTTTCGCCCTGGGTCGCGAATCCATTCTACTATTTTTCGCTGAGCATGAGGATCGCTACCGTCTACTTCATCTAAAATAACACAAGTAATCTGTTTTGTGCTACGCAGTAGTGAATGAATACTCATCGGAGAACGACATGCGTCCTTCAATTTTTCAACATCTGTGAACGTTCGGATTGATTTACTTGCATTTATTTCCAAAGGTTCAAATCCAAATGTTTTAGTTGAGGCAATAGCTAAAGTAGTTTTGCCTATCCCTGCAGTTCCTGTTAAAAAAACAGCACCAGCGTACGGAGGACGCTGTAGATATTCTTGTATTATACGCTTTGGCTCTTCGTGTCCGATTATATCCTTGAACGTTTCTGGTCTATATACTTCTGCGTACATCCTTAATGACATACAGGTAGAGTTGTGTAAGTTTAACCATACTAAATACTATCACGAGATATTTTAACAATCCATTTTACTCCACCACCGTCTCGCAGTCTTAGACTTCTTTTTTGCTTGATTTACCAAATCAGAATCTGTTGAATAGTGTGTTTTTCCACACATCAAAAATGAATGAACTCTAGCATATCCCCATTGCTGTTCAGTGGCGCCAGGTCTATGTCCAGTTCTCCACGCAGCCATACCACGATTGAACGACTTCTTTATATAGTTCAACGGAACACCAGATGCCTGCGATTTAGCTTTCAAAGACGTTGCGTTGGGAAACTTTCGTTTCCATGAAACAGTGTAGTTGGACCTTCTGGTTTTTACACCCTTGTCTGTCTTGAAGCCAACGTACGCCTTTGGGTTCTTCCACGACATTGAACCGTATTTTTCGATCTCCTTTTTTCGCTGAGTTTTCTTCTTTGAACTTAGCCCCCTATAGTACCGCGTGGGATGCATTTATATAAAGGATTTAAAGAATGGGTGAGTAATTCAAATGCTTGCGTAACTCAGTTGGTCAGAGTGTCGCTCTTATAAGGCGATGGTCGCGGGTTCGAGCCCCGCCGTGAGCACGTGTTCTACATATAGGGTCAATACTGGTTCTATATATAGGATCCGAACATCATTTTAAACATACTTTCTAAATACAAGTAAAGACATGGCTCAGCATGTATTCAACACATTTTTTAAAGACACGACAAATCCACTTGTTCGGCATCACTTAGATTCGTATGCTGATTTGTTAAAGACAAAGTTGCCAAGTTTTTTGAAGGCATCAAATCCGCAACATTTAGTATTATACGATGATCGTAAGATTGACGTGTATATTGGAGGAAAAAACGGTGACGAAATTACATATAATCCACCAACAGACGAGTTGGGAAATGCAGTACTTCCTCACATGTGTCGCCTTGAAAATACGACATATGCTCTTGAAATACGTGGCAATATTGAAATAGTCTACACTATAGGAGAGAAGCAAGAAACTCGGACATTCACAGATGTGAGCTTAGGTCGTATTCCACTTATGTTGCGAAGCGAACTTTGCTACTTATCCTCATTTGACTCGGAAGGTTTATTCGAAGCAGGAGAATGTAAGTTTGAGTTGGGAGGCTATTTTATTATTCAGGGCGCTGAGAAGGTTCTGTTAACGCAAGAACGTTTAGGAGATAATATGTTTTACGCTTCGAAGAGACGTATAGTACAAGAGCCCAAAAAGGTTGGTCGTAGTCTTGAGGACCAGTCGGAACGAAGCAGGATTGAAGACTCTACTCAAAGTGAATTATTTGAGTATACTGCAGGGATTCGGTCTGCTTCCGAAGACGGAACAAAGGGACCATATTCTCATTTTTTAGTTGTGCCTCCTGAGAATGTAAAACCAGATGACCCAAAAATCATTTCAAAAACAAATGATTATAGTAAATTTTCTACTAATCGGCTAGCCGTTATAACTCTGCCAGGATTCATCCAACCTGTTCCCTTGATGAGTGTATTCTATGCTCTAGGTTGCACTACAGACCAGGATGTGTACGATACAATTCTAGCAGGATTACCAAACTCATCAAAAAAGCAGTATGACATATTATTCACCGAATTAGTGTTATCTCATCAAAAATTTGTAGAACAGGAAATAACTAAGCTATCTCGAGAAGACAAAGATGTGAATCCTGATCTATTATTCCTGCGTCGGCAAACGCGCACTCGCAGTGAGGCTGGTGTATTTATGAACTTACATGATCTATTGTTCCCCCATTGCAAACTTGAAGGATCTCAATCAGGATTATATCGCCGCAAGGCGTATTTACTGGGGCACATGGTTCGTATGGCAATGAATGTTGCCCTCGGTATAACTAATGTGTCGGACCGAGACCATTTCCGATTCAAGAGACTAGATGCCTCTGGGGAATTATGCTTCCAAGAGTTCCGTCGTATATACAAAGATGTCGCAAAGCGTATGCTTTTAGAATTAGATTCTCGCATTGAGTTTGAAAAGCAAGTTTATGCTGGAGAAAAGATTGTAAATCTTGTGCCTGAAGAGAAGATTGGGTTTTATTGGAAAGCATATAACTTTATGAATGGGTTTGAAAAATCATTCAAGGGCCAATGGGGTGGAAAGGATGGAATTTCGCAAGAACTGTCTCGCCTTGCTTACCTTGGATCGGTGGCTCATTTGCGAAGAGTTAACTTGCAGATGGACAAATCTACTAAAGTAGTAGAACCGCGTCGCATTCACTCTAGCACATGGGGCCTTATGTGCCCCACAGATAACCCAGACGGTCATAATATTGGAATGATTAAGTCTATGGCACTGTTTTGTTCATTAACAACATCATCTCCATCGTCAGAAATGTTAAAAATATGCAAGGATTTTCCACCATTTCGTGCGCTTGAACTTATTCACCCATCAACTTGGAATCCAAAATGGACGAAGGTATTTTTGAATTCTGATTTGATTGGCGTATTTGAAGATGACACCGATGAAATACACGATGCGCTGATAGAAGCACGTCGTGATAAAGTAATTCCTCGCAGTGTCTCTCTGAGTTGGTATCGCCAAAAGAATGAATATGTTATATTCACGGACGCAGGACGCCCAGTTCGTCCAGTTTATCAGAAGGGTGTATCGGAAGATCAGGTGAATCATACGAAATCGTGGAAGGCGATGCAAGACAATCTATTCGACTACTTGGATGCAGAGGAAACTGAAACAGTTCGGATTTCTATGGAGCCTTTTTCTCAAAAACAACAGTCTGAAATTCACGGAACTGTTATGTTTTCGGCGTCTGGAAGTGTAGTGCCCCACGCAGACCATAATCAAGCGCCTCGCAATATGTTTAGTTGCCAGCAGACGAAACAGGCATGCTCGTGGTTTAATACTGCTTTCCGAAAGCGCTTTGATACTATTGCAACGTGGTTGAACTACGCACAAAGACCGTTGTCTCATACCTGGACATACAATCCTATGTTAGGGTGCCTACCGTATGGGGAAAATGCGATTGTGGCCCTAGCTATATATTCAGGCTATAACCAGGAAGATTCTATTATTTTGAATGATTCGGCGTTGCGTCGTGGACTGTTCCATACGACGTATTATCATTCCTACGATGTCATGGAAGATATGATAGATCCTGCATCACAATTGCATACACAGTTTGCGAATATTGCATTGGATCCAAAATACCGAGACACGGTATCTCGCAAAGATGGATATAATTATGACCTACTGGATGCGAACGGTATTATAAAGCCTGGATCATACGTAGATGACAAAACGGTGCTTGTTGGTATTGTAAGTCCAATTACAAATTCTTCTGGCCAAGTTATCGGTTATAACGATGTATCATATACTCCGAAACGAGGACAGCATGGCGTTATCGACGCAGTGTATGTGTACACCGCAGATATCAGCAAGAGTATGATTCGTACAAAACTAGCAAGCGACAGCGAAGAATCACCACCTGCTATCTTGCGAGGTGTAAAGGTTCGTATCGCAGAGCCTCGTATTCCTGTCTTGGGCGACAAGTTCAGTGCTCGCCACGGACAGAAGGGAACGGTTGGTATGCGTCTCGCCGAATCGGATATGCCATACACTGCATCTGGGCTTCGTCCAGATATGATCGTTAACCCTCACGCTTTCCCCAGTCGCATGACAATAGGACAGTTTGTTGAATCAATGACTACAAAACTTGGCGTCCATATGGGATGTTCGGCCGATTCTACCGCATTCTCTGGGTCTGGGCGAGTACCTGAAGTCAGATCCTTGCTAGAAAAGGCTGGAATGCACCCAATGGGACACGAAATAATGTACAATGGTCAGACAGGTGAAATGATTAACATGGAAATATTCACAGGTCCAACATACTACTTGCGATTGAAACACATGGTAGAAGATAAAATTAACTATCGCTCAACAGGTCCTAAGAAACTCCTAACTCATCAGCCAGTAGAAGGTCGTTCAAATGACGGTGGATTGCGTATCGGTGAAATGGAGAAGGATGTACTTGCGGCACACGGTATGTCCAAATTTTTACACGAAAGTATGATGGAGCGAAGTGACGGAGGCGTGGCACTACTGAACCCAGAAGCAGGTATTTTGGATGCTCGCAACGACACTGAAACCGTACAAATACCCCTGCCTTACGCGATGGGTATATTTACCAAAGAAGTAGAGGCAATGCATGTTTCGATGAAACTTGTGTCTTCCGTTTGAAACGGATTTTCTCGTACATCGTGTATAGAATGCACGATACAATGGCAGAGCACCTCTATGTAATTAAGCGCAACGGTGAGCGTGTTCCAGTGTCATTCGACCAAATTCTTCAGCGCATTCGTATGCTCAGTGAGGGAGTTGAGCACGTAAATCCTGACCTAGTCGCCCAAAAGGTATGTAATCAGCTCCAGGATGGAATGAGTACTAGCCAATTGGACGAGTTCGCAGCAGAAACGTGTGCTATGATGCAGGCTCGGTTTCATCCTAACTATGGAACACTCGCTGCTCGTATTCTGATTAATAACCATCACAAGAACACGGCAGCTACGCTCCTGGATTGCGTGGAGGAACTGTATCACGGACCGGTTCAGTTGGTGTCCGATGAATACCACGACCTGGTTTGTAATCATGCCGACACGTACCAATCAATGATTGATTATTCGCGCGATAACATGTTCGATTACTTTGGGTTCAAGACACTAGAAAAGGGGTATCTTCTGCGTCGGGATGGACATATCACGGAACGCCCACAGCACATGTGGATGCGTGTGGCTATCCAGCTTCACAGGAATGAT